TGCGCCTCCCAAGGGCTAGCGCTCTCGTTAACATTATGTAGCAGCCAAGGCACAAGACCCAAATCAGCATCATCATCGATTGCTCCTGAACCCTTTGAATCGCGGATAGTTGGACGCTCTTTCGTCCTTTTAGCCGCCATTGTGGGCTGAGAGATGCTAATCACCACGCAATCTAGTTCCATAGCAAGCTCTTTTAGGCCCCGGCTTATCTGCTCAAGCTCCTCAGTACGGTTACTGCTGCGCTTTTGGGACCTCATTAGCTGGATATAGTCCACCACAATGATGCCAAGGTCCCCTTTCTGGGCCTTATAGGACCGAGCAGCCTGCCTAACACCGTCAATAGTGGCCGCTTGGTGGCCAACCACCCTGATTGGGGCGGATGAAACACGGTGCGCAGCGTGAGTGAGGGCCACTAACTGGTCCTCATTGAGCCCTTCTTGGTCATGGAGCTGCACCGGGATGCCAGAATCGGCGGCAATAAGCCGTCCGATTATCTGATCAGCGGGCATTTCTAGGCTGACAATGAGTGCAGGGCGCTTCTGCTCGTGTGCGACCGCCCAGGCAAAGCCATTTACAGCCAATGCAGTCTTACCATGGCCGTTCAGACTCATGACTAGCACCAACCAACCGGGCCGAAAGCCCCCTCCGGTAGCCTTATCCAGCGGATAGAGGCCTGTGGAGATACGTGGCGGCTTCTGTTCACCCTTCTG